AATATTGTAGAATGGAAAAATAGTTGTTGATTATCAAGGGTTTTTTTTTACTTGCACACCATTGGTAATTATGCTCAAGTCCTACATAAAAGGGTAAAAACATTCTTTTTCGGGAAAAAAAGAACATTACCTTACATAAAGAAACAAAGTCATTTGTAGAATGATGTAGAATGAGATTAGGGGGTGTCTACTCGGCACTCCTTAACCTCTAAGATACACTTATTATATATGATCTGTATTGTGCCTTCGTTACCTTCTTTGTACTCATTATTATCAAGAGAATAACTAGAAAATAAAATTGTTTTATCCTTAGTTTTTTTATGTAGCCAACCCACAGTCAGGCAAATAGGCATACTCTTTTCCTCATAGGATTTTGCTTCTATCCATGATGGATCACATAGACCACTATCAATCCATTTGACTAATAGTAGTTGTTTCATTTATGTCTTTTTCTTCTTCTTCTTATTCTTCTTACTATTAGGGAAACCAGCCTTCATATTAGCATAGGCTTTATCGCTAATGGTGCTGTTCTTCTTGGAACGAGATTTTTTTGCTTTTTTACGTTTGTTAATATTTTCATATAAAGACATTATTTCTTAGCCTTTTTCTTTGTTTTCTTTTTGTCTTTTTTCTTATCTTCGTTTAATTTTTTCAATCCTTTAGATGTGTAAGAATATGACTTTCCTTTATACATAGGCATAATTTATTACTCCTTTAACAGTTCCACGCCCTACGAGACCAATAGTTTGCAGATAGCTTGTTGTTTTTACCTTTAATCCCACCTGATCTCGCACAATAAGATTTCTTTCGTGCAGGTGAGTTTTTTTTGATGCTCATATTAGGATCACCAAAGTTAATCTTTTTAACCTTGTCACCATCTTTAACGAACACCTTGAATTTTTTGACATCGCCTTTCATAGGCTTGTTGAGTTTTACTGTTCTACCCTGATAAGTTGCCATCTAGTTCAACCTTTTCTTGTTTTTCTAACTGTTCTGTAAGTGATTGATTTTGTGAGGAAGCATATTCAACTTTTGCTTTCTGTAATGCTATGACATCATCTACTGTAATCTTTAGTTTTTCTTCTCTTAACAGTGCGTTTTTATCAGCCCAATTATCTAAGCGTTCATTAAGAAATTTTATGTGTAGCTCTTTTTCTTCGATATCTTTTTTTAGTTCTTTGTTTTCTTTCTTAGCTTTGCGTAATAGTGCTTCTACTTCTTTTACTGTACTCATTTTTTACCTAACACTTTTCCCATTCCTCTTAGACCAAATGAACTTGCTATTGCTCCATACATGGCAAATTGAAACCACTGTGGAGTTCGTGAGAGAGCATCAAAGCCTCTTTCTGTATAAGGTTGTAATGGTGGAATGAAACACATACCTATTATAATAATAAACAAGATAGTCCACGCTTCGTCTTTCCAAGAGTCTTTAGAACCTTTAATAGCTTCTAAATCATAGGCTATCTCGCCCTTTATTTTTTTATTTAATAGTTCAGTTTCAGCTTTTATCTTTGTAACTTTTTGTTCAGCCTTTGCTTTCTTGGTATCGACTACTCCTTTAACGACATCAGAAGCTACACCCATTAGGGGTTTTAACAACATAGTCCACATACTAGGCCTCCTCTATTAGTTTAACCATTGGTTCATATCTTGAGGTGAGAGTTCTATACAGCTTAGAATTTTTTAACTCTGCTGCCATTAACTTCCATTGACCATCTTGCATAGCTTGACGCATATTGACAAATTGGAATAATTTAGGCTCACCAATATTGTAGGCAATCTCTATAACACAATCTTTAATTACTTCTGGTACTTCACATTTACCAATGTATCTCTCTGCTGCATGAAGATAGACAAGGAAGTCTTTTTCAAATTGTTGTTCTAATACTTCTTTTGAATATTCAACTCCAGGTTCGTAAGGATCACCATCTACGCATTTATGTCCCCATCCGAGAGTCATAAAATCTTCTTTAATGGTTTCACCATTGGCTCCTCGGTACTCTAGGAAGTACCCAGTTGCAGAGAACCCTTCCGAAGTCTTGATTTTTTCTTTTACTTCTTCGTACATTCTAACTCCTTTAATCGTTCATAAGTTATTTCTGTAATGTCTTTTAATAAAATAGGAATGTTACCAATATCTATTTCTGTTGGTTTGCCAGGTTCTATGTCTTTATATTCATCTTTTGTAAGGCTGATATAAAGTTTGCCTGATTGATAAACTATTCTCATATTTGTTTATTCCACCTATTACCTCTTTTTAAAATCATAGGAATAAGTTGAGGAACACCATTTATAATAATTCCACATCCTAAAACTGGTCGTCTAATGTTTACTTTAGAATAAGCAAATGCTAATGAGTCCTTGTCTATTAGACATCCTACATTCATACCCCACCTTAAATGTTCAGGACTTGACCAATAACCTATACGAAACTCTGTATGATAATGGCCCTGGACAAAGTTCATGCCTATTGACATAGAAGATTTAACAGGATCTTTACTCATGTTATGGCAAAAGTAATATTCACCATAATTGTCCTTAATAATTAGTTTATCGTGCCATCGCCACTTTTGCTTATCGACACCTAATATATCTGGATAGTCCTTCACTACTAAGGAAGGAAAGCCATGATGCTTTCTTTTCCTATAAACCATAGAACCATGATTGCTATGAAGTAAATCCATTTTAGGAAATAACTTCTCAATCATTTTGATCTTGTATAAACCAAGCTCTAATTCTTTAGAGGCACTTGGTAAATCAGGATCAGAATCATGAAAGGATAAAGCATGGTAATCTAGTTCATCACCAATATTGACAATTCTATCTGGTTTAAATTTCTTTTTGACAGCTTCTAAAAAAGCAAAACTATCTGTATGACTGTATGGTTCGTGAAGGTCTGAGATTATTAAAATCTTAGACATCTTCCTCCTTTATGTATTGGTCGTAAATTTTGAAGTACAAAAAGTTGTTATGTAAGTATGGGGTATTTCCATAAATTGTTGAGCTAAAACAACTGATGCTTGTCTGCACTCCTCTTTTGTATCGTAGGTTGTGTCATAAATAATATTTTGAACACAAGTATTCTCTAATGAAACTAAAGGATCTTGGACACATAACCAAAAAATAATAAACATCTTCATTTTCCGTTAAGGTATTTTTCTATCCATATAATCTTTTCTTTGATGACAGCTATGTCTTGCTGCATTTCAGATATGGTATCTGCTTTCTTTTCTACAGCTTCTAATCTTTCTGACCACATTCCCCAAGTCATTGCTAAAGAAACAATGATAACTAAGTATGGTAATATGGTTTTCAAATCTAAATTCATTTTGTTTTTGCTGACATTCCTGATAATGGATTACTAAGAGCTTTGTTTATTTTAAGATCAATATCATCTTCTATAAGTTTCAACTCTTCTAATAACTCTCTACTATCTTCTTTTTGTCTATCCTCAATATCATTAACAATTTCAGTAATATGTCTGATGTCATTATTCATATTGCGAATATCTGTTTTAATATTTGTACCTAAAGATTGTGTAACATCATTAACCAAGGTTATTTCACCTAGTATCATATCTACTTCAGACTTTAGGACTGCGAGTTGTTCGTCATAATGAGAGAGGTCTGGCTCGGTATAAGATATGATTTTTTCTTTCATATCTAAATAGTCTTGGTAAAAAGTAAAACTAGTCCAAGCAGCACCACCTAATGCAGATAATAAAGTTAAGATAGCAAATACTTTACCACCACTTACTTTCATGCCTGAATACTCAATACTGGCCATTAATTAAATCCTCCATAGTTTGATTTTGTGCTGTTTGAAAAAGGACTCCAAACTGATCTTCTAAACTTTTATCAAGATATTCGTTTATATTATTGTCTTGAATTATTGATTGTGTTTCAAAAAAACTTTTAGTATCACCTAATATTTGCATAACAATTAAAGTTTTGATTTGTGCTGCATCATCATATCTAGCTTTATCGTCAATCTTTTTAACTATCTTAGTAGCTGCTTTTTCTTTAGCTGAAGGTTCTTTTACAGGTTCTTTTGTTTCTTCTTGTTTGACTTCTTCTTGTTCTGTTTCCTCTGTTTCTACAGGAGTTTCTTCAGTAGCTTCTTCAACTGTTTCAGTTTCTTCTTCTACAGGTTTCTCGTTAGAAGGTTCTTCTACTTCAGGTGCTACTTCTTCTACTTCAGGTTGTGATTC